GCGCGGGTGATAACTATGTGATTGGTAAGCGTGTTCGAGATTTATACAACAGGATTAATGTTTCAGGTGTTTACTTTGATCCGCCTATTGGGCCTGAAGTTATGTCGTCTCCATCTCCTGAAGGTTACTTTCAGACGCAAGTACGAGTAACATTTGAAGTAATCGAAGAACTTTAAACAATGGCTCTTACTGAAGAACAACTTGATGCGGTTGAAGCGGTGAAAGGGAAACGTAACCCTGCGTTATTCGATCCGCGTTGTCAGCAATATTTAGAGAACAAATCAAAAAAAACTGAAGTAAAGTCCGATAAGGGCTAAACTTTACACATCATTCCTTTTAATTAAATGGCTTTTTATCGAGGTGAGGAGGGTTCCGTTAAGTTCAAGAACGCTTCTGGAACAACTGAGGCGGTAGCGGAAACAACAGCATGGAGTCTTGACATCTCAAAAGATGTATTAGATTGCACTGCTCATGGAGATACTTCAAGGTCTTACGTTGGGTCTTTAATCTCTGGCACTGGTTCTATTGAATTTAACTACACAGCCGCTTCTGGCAACGAAACAAAAAACCTACTTGATGAGGCTTTAGTTACTGAAGATGCTGCTGACGCTCAATTCGAGCTTTACATTGATACTTCTGGCTCTAAGAAGTGGAGCTTTGCAGGAATCATTACTGGAATGAGTACTTCAACAGCAATTGGCGATTTAACAAAAGTCACCGCTAACTTCACTACTAGTGGCGCAATTACTAGCGCAGCGTAGAATCTAAGAACCTGACCTGAATTTTTTATGTCTGCGAATAAAAATCGCACCGTTGATTTGCTCTGCGGTGCTTTTGACTTGAATGATCGCCGTAAGTTTGAGTTAACAAACGAGAAAGGTGATCATGTTGTTGATCTCTACTTTAAGGCAATTACCCGTGCTGATCGTGTTTTGTCGATGAAGTCGGCGGGTGATGATGCCTTGAAGGCAAGCACTCAACTTCTTTGCATCAAAGCAGAATTAGAAGATGGAACGAAAGCTTTTTCCCCAGGCGATGCAATTAAATTACAAAGAGAATTACCTGAGAAAGTTCTAAATGAGCTTGAATTATTCTTAAACGGATTAGAAGAAGGAGCAGAGATTGGCGAAATAAAAAAGCTTTAGAAGAAGACGAATGGTTTTTCTTTGAGTTCTTTTTAGCTACAGAGTTAAAAATGACTGTTGGAAGGTTGCGAAATGAAATAACTGAGGCTGAGTTAATAGCTTTTGCGGCTTATTACGAGTTAAAATCTGACTACGAGAAGCGATCAAGCTAGAATCTTTGCATGGCTGAATCATTAGTAAAATTTAAAATTGACGCGCGAGACGCGATAAGGAAACTTCGTGAGTTAGCTAATTCAACAGAGCGTTTAGTAAAGAACAATTATAAAGCTCAAAAAAGTTTCGGCGGTCTTCAAGGTGTATTAACAAAACTAGCTTTAGTTGAAACAGGACGGCGCATGACCAAAATGGCCGCATCTTTTAAGCAAACGCAGATCAGATTAAGGCTATTAACAAAGGAATATGGTGAAAATGAAGCAGCGCAAGATTTGTCAGCAAGGGCAGCAAAGAAATTTGGTTTAAGTCAGACAGAAGCATTAAGCGGTATCACAGATATTTATGGACGTTTAAGACCTATAGGAGTGACGTTGAAAGAGATTGAAACAACATATATGGGTTTCAATGTTGCAACGAAACTTGCAGGAGTCAGCGCACAACAAGCGTCTGGAGCGTTCTTGCAATTATCACAGGCGTTAGGTTCTGGCCGTTTGCAAGGTGATGAATACAGGTCAATTGCGGAGCAACTACCAATTTTGACTCAGGCGATTGCAAAGGAAATGGGTAAGCCCGTTGGACAAATCAAGAAGCTTGCTTCAGAAGGAAAAATCACAAGTGAAGTTGTTATCAATGCGTTAAGGAAGATCGAACAAGATGGCGGAGCGAGTATTGCAAAGCTTATGGAAGAGTCACCTGAGCAGCAATTTAAGAACTTGCAAAACGCAGTTAGTGATTTAAGCGTTGAACTAGGTGAGTACTTGGTTCCTGCAACAGTAGCGGTTTTTCAAGCTTTGACCGCTTTAGTTCGAGGGGTGCAAGATTTACCTGATCCAGTTAAAGCTACGGCTGTTGCTTTTGCTGCTGTTACGACTGCGGTGGGGATTGGTGTCCCTGCTCTTTGGAAGTTGTTTAATATTTATCGAGCTTTCAGGATCTTCTTATTACGCAAGTTCATACCTACTCTTGGATTAACTAAGGCAGCAATGGGGCCGATTGCTTTAGGTCTGTCGTTGGTAACTGTAGCCATTGCGGCGGCTGGCAATCAATTTGTTCAGAATAAAAGAGATGCTGAAGAGTTTAATGACGTTCTAAAAGGGACAGAGGTAGCAGCTATAAAAGCCGCTATTAGTGTCAGGGAGTTGGCTATTGCCAAGTTAGAGGAACGTATGGCGAGTGCAGTCGGGAAAGGAAAGCGAGGAAATGTAAGGCTAGGGAAAGAAGCTAAAGAGGCACGGGAGGAAATAGAAAGGTTAAATCAACGCTTGCTTGAGATACCAGCAGAATTAGCGGCTGAAAAGATAATAAAAGCAAGTGAGGCGATGGGTGCTTTGAGAGATATAACCGCACAAACTTCGGCTCAATTCCAAGAGTCATTTGCTAAGAAAATGCAGCAATATGGCAAGACCGTGAACGATTTTGGTGGTCAAGTTGGTGACATAGTGGTGAAATCTTTCCGAGGCATGGAAGACGCTCTAGTTCAGTTTGTTCAGACGGGAAAGATGAATTTCCGCGAGTTTGCAAATAGCATTATTGCTGATATGACTCGTATTGCTATCAGACAAGCGATCATCGCACCGTTAATGAGTGGTTTTAGTAACTTCTTGGGCAATACGTTTGGGCCAGCGAAATCAATACCAGGCAAATTAACAGAATGGAATACCGACATGGCTGTTGATGCGGCTCCTATTCCATTTAAAGCAAGAGGAGGCCCAGTTAAAGGCGGTTCACCTTATATCGTTGGGGAGAGAGGCCCAGAATTATTTGTCCCTGGCTCAAGTGGCAACATCACCCCGAATCATCAGCTAGGCGGTTCAACCGTTATTAATGTTTCAGTTGATGCGTCTGGGTCGTCTGTGGAAGGAGATGGAAACCAAGCGGCACAATTAGGAAATATGTTAGGTCAAGCTATTCAAGCGGCCTTGATTGAAGAGAAAAGACCTGGAGGCTTATTAGCTACCTAATGGCAAATTTTCCATCAATTACTCCGAGTTACGGAACAAGCAAAAGCAGCAGCCCTAAAACATTGGCTGTTCAATACGGTGATGGCTACTCAACCCGTTTAGTATTTGGACTTAATCAGGATCTAAAAGAATACAGCTTGCGTTGGGATAATTTAAGCGAAACAAATGCAAACTCAATCGAGACTTTTTTAGAAGCAAGAGGAGGAAGTGAAAGCTTTAATTTCACTCCACCTGAAGAATCTTCTGCTAGGAAGTGTGTTTGCATTAAATGGAGTCGTGAGATGCGTTACACAAACAGGGCATCTATTAGAGCAAAATTTCAAGAAGTAGCGGAGCCGTAAGATATGGCAGTTGCATCATGGGCCGCTAGTACTTCCTACAGCCTTGGCGACATAAGAAGAGGTGCGACAGATCAATTAACAGGTCTGTTTTTTAAAGTCACAACGGCTGGAACTTCTGCGGGTTCTGAACCTGACTGGCCTACAGATATAGGTTCAACAGTTACAGATAACAATGTTGTTTGGACTGCAATTAGTAGCGTTTATGAAGAACTTTCAAAATTAGCTCCAAGCGCAATTATTGAATTATTTGAAGTTAGATTGTCTAATGATTTACACGGCTCAAGCGATATTTACAGGTTTCATAATGGATGCAATGCGAATATTAACGGCAACATTGTCTGGGATGGTAATCCATATACTCGGCAAGCTGTAGAGGCTTCAGGCTTTGAATATTCTTCGACAGGTTCGTTACCTAGACCAACTTTAACTATTTCAAACTTAGATAATACAATCACCGCTTTATTGGTTGTTGTAAACACAACGACAACGGGGAACGACCTTTGTGGGGCCGAGGTCAGAAGAATAAAAACCCTCAAGCGATATTTGGACGGTGAAGCGGCTGCTGATCCCAATGCTCAATGGCCTGTTGAGATCTGGGAGATTGATAGAAAATCATCAGAGAACAGATTGGCTGTTGAATTTGAATTAGCAAGCAAGATGGATCGACCAGGAGATCAAATTCCTCGCCGTCAAATGATCGGTAATGTTTGCCAATGGGCTTATAGATCTGGGGAATGTGGTTACACAGGTTCAAATTATTGGGACGTGAACGATAACGTGGAATCTTCTCTAGCAAATGATCGTTGCGGAAAAAGAGTTAGTTCTTGCAAGTTAAGATTCGGGGCAGATAGCCCTTTACCTTTTGGATCATTCCCGTCAGCAGGTCGAACAAATTGAATCTAACTGAAGCCATCAAAGAGCAAGCATTAGCTCACGCTAAAGAAGACTTCCCAAACGAAGCTGTTGGCTTAGTTCATGTTGTGAAAGGAAAAAACAGATATTTTAAATGTCAAAACATAGCTGAGACACCTGACGAACATTTTATCTTAGATCCAAATGACTATCTAAAAGCAGAGAAGAGGGGAGAGATCACAGCCGTTATTCACAGTCACCCGAAAACAAACCCTGCCCCTAGTCCTGCTGATATGGTTGCTTGCGAGGCTTCCGGTTTACCGTGGTTTATTGTTAATCCGAACACTGAAACTTGGGGAACTTATAAGCCTAGCGGTTTTGAGCTTCCTTATGTTGGAAGAGAATTTTCACATGGGATTGTTGATTGTTATTCATTGGTTAGGGACTTTTATAAAAGAGAATTTGGGCTTCAATTAAACGATTACAATAGAAGAGATCAATGGTGGTATAACGGCGAAAATATGTATTTAGATAATTTTGCAAAAGA